GTGTCATAGTCATCCTCCATATGGCATGCTAAGTAATGTTGACGGACAAGGTATTCATGATACTTTGTTTCCGTATGATCCTGATTCAGTTGAGTCAGGATGTGTTTTACACCATTCAACATAATTGAATCCAGCATCTTTTGGATATATGTATTTACCATTCTCATCAAAGTTAGGGTTCTTTGCCCGTGACTCTGCTGATGGGTATGTTGGTTTAGGTCTCTTCCCTTCTCTTATCTCATTACCTATTCTCCTTCTTCTCTGATTACCAGTCTCATGGTTTGGATCAACAGTTGGCCAAGAAGACCCTAAGATCCTTTTAATATCTTCTTTAGTATAACCTTTCATTTGGAAACATCTCTAGTTGTATCTCAGGTATAGAGAATGTATCACCTGACTTTCTATGATGACAAACATAGAATGTTCCATCCTCTTTTTTATATAAGAAGTCTGCTTCATGTGAATTTAACAGAAGCATCTGTTGAATCTTGTCACCTTTTTCAATCATGTGGCATCCCACTCATTATTTTCCTCTATGCTCCCAAATTCCCTGCGAATTTTTTTGAGTTCCTCGAAATCCTTTTTCTTCGTTCCCCCATCATAATCCCAAGCATATCCTTCCTTAATCATCTGCTCATTCAATGAAACAACATCATCGTTAATATAGAGCCAACCAAGAAGCCTACCATACTTCCCAACGCCACCCTTAAGTTCAGTTCTAATAATGAGTTCTTCTCCACCTTTAATAGCTCCTTCTAATTTACTTTTCATCCAGTTAGTCGCATCAATTCCAAGTACTTTTTCTTCCTTATCTCTTGTACGTTTCTCTGGAGTATCTACACCAGCTATTCTAACACGTTCCTTCTTGAGTAGGTCAAATCCTAAGTCAATTGTCACATCAATTGTGTCACCATCAACTACCCTATTAATCTTGACCACCCTGAAGTTATAGCAGCTCTTTCTGCTAGGTGGAGTCATTTTACCCATGATAATCCTTAATTTGTTATATTTAGCAGACGTTTACACCATATTCTATGTCACCTGCAATGGTTCCATTATTGGTTACCGATACCCCTGAAGTAGTACCACTTGAAGGTGTACCCTGACCTGTAGAAGGTGCAGTCCAACTAATTTGAGTACCAGCTTCTGCAAATGTACCAGAAGTAACATTAACTACTAGGTCATCATTACTAGCTCCAGTTCCTTGTCCTTGAATTAGTAATTGACGTGGGTTAGTAGGATTAACTGAGAATCCAGTTGAATTACCAGCCTGTCCAACATATACGACATTAGGTGCAACTGTAGCAGATACAGTACCACTCATAGCACCCACACCTGGTGTAGTTGTATTAACAACACTTACTGTTAAGGCAGCGTTGTTATCATCACCATCCATATCATGTATACCTAACGTCTTTGTATCAGCCAGCCCAGCTGGTATACCAGTAAGAATACCATGGAGATATCTTTCAGACTTATATGTACCTTCGGGTTCATCATCCTCATTATATAACTGACCTGGTGTCCATGAGTTAGGATCATTAGGATCTGTCTGATTATCATACTCATCTGGTGTGTCAGTAAATCCATCATCGTCTTCATCAAATGTATGATATGTACCAGTTAACTTAACTGTCATCTCATGTGTACCAGCGTTAGGTTTCACAACTGTCACACTAGCGTTAGAACTACCAGTTTCTTGGTTCCATATCATCTCAAACTTCTCATAAGTGGAAGATATACTACCACCCGTAGGTGCTGTTAAGAAAACTTCTACAAAGTCACATGCTCTACCATCCTGATTTACTTGATCGTTCCATGTCCATGCAAAGTTAATAGTAGCAGTACCAGTACCAGTTAAATCAAGTTTAACATGAGTATCATTTGTTGCTTGACCTTCTATTGGATCAGGATAACCAGATGAGAAAGGACCAAATGCAGCTGGTGTTAACCTAAAGTTTGCATCTATAGTACCTACTGTAGGTGATTCACCTGATTCAATACCAAGTGTAAAGTTATCAGGTCCTGTGTCATTACCTGACTTACTAAAGAATGCAAATGCATATTGATCTGTTTGAGTTCTTGTCCATGAAAATACTTCTGTGCTTTCTGTGTCTGGAGTACCAGCAGTACCTGTTACTATTCTAACAGCATCACCACTTAATCCAGGATTACCACCTACTGTCTCGAATGCTCCACCATAAGATTCATTACCATCTCCTCCTCTTTGTGGGGCAGCACTAGGATCTCCACCACGTCCACCATCTCCAGCATCTGTGCCATCACCTGATCCTCCAGCACCACCTAATCCAGCAGTCGTCTGCGATGAGTTATTGCCGTTCGCTCCTGAGAATGTACCCGAACCCCCTGAACCACCTTGTCCAATCGGGAATCCAGCACCACCTCCACCACCGCCTCCTCCAGCAGTGGGGTCATAATCATTTTTGTCGGATGGGTCAACGGCTGAACGACCTCCTCCACCGCCACCTCCGTAGCCAGCTTGAATGTAACCATTGTTAACAACAGCAGATGGGTCATACTCGACACCGAGTCCTGAAGTACCATCACCTCCTACGCCACCTGGAATTCCACCATCTCCACCACGTCCACCAGCACCAAAGATTCTACCCCCTGATCCGATGTTAGTTTCTAATCTAGTATCACTCTCCCAATTTCCAGTACGTACTGCACATGTACAATCACCGCCACTAGCGGATCCTATAGTTTGATTTACATGTATAAAGACCTTACATCCAGCACTGGATGAAGGTTTCGATCTCCAACCTAAAACATCAACTGCCCCAGAATCATACTGGGATCTTCCATTTCGTCTAGTCGTATTATTATTTATTCCTCGCCACAAATCTGATATAATATTAAGTCTCTTTGAGTAGAAATCCGAGAATCTGATTGCACCTGCTTGAGGAACACCCTGATCTAGTGGCATGGAAGTCATACCACCATAACTCTTACTTACTCTATAGTTACCTAGTGAGACAGCAGTATTAGCAGATGGAAACCCAAATGATCCTGAGTCTGCACTAGGTCCGAACTCAGTTCTTATATCTGATGCAGATATCTGTACACCTGACGACTGAAGTGCCATTAGTCCTCCTGTAGTTCTGAAACTGTTGCTTTCAATTCATTCAGTTCTAATGTAAGTTCCTTAACTGCCTCAATGAGTAGTGGAACTAACTTCTCATATCTAACTGCCTTGTAACCTGTATCCCTAGTTGTTACAACTTCAGGTATTACCTCCTCAATCTCCTGTGCTAATACACCAACGTCACGACCTGTCTTACCTGACTTGTCATTCCATTCAAATGTGTTACCACTGATCTTGAGTATCTTATCAAGTGGATCCTCGATAGGATGTACATGATCCTTAAGTCTTTCGTCAGATGTTGCGAAAGCAGTGATGTCACCTGTTACTACTAGATTACTTCCACTGTATGTGAAAGCAGTACTATCAATTAACTTACCATCAACACCAACTAACGCTAGTCTGCCGTTAGTTAGATTCTCTACTGTAATTTCGTTGGTAGTTATACCATCGTTAAATTCAGCAGCTCCATCGAATACAGATTCTGCTGTTACAGTAAGAGTATCACTAGAGGAGTTACCAATAGTGGTGTTCCCATTAAAGGTAACGTTACCATCAACATTCAGGGTGTCATCGAAGTCCACCGCACCCTGTCCGTTGAGTGTTCCCGTTATCGTAACGTTACCAGTATTAGTTAGGTCACCAGTCCTTTCATAATCTCCAGTTTGTTCATAATCACCAATGTGTTCAACAGAACTTTCAAACTTAACATCACCTTCAGTGTGTAGTACATTATCACCTGTTGCTCTGTTCCTACCAAGTGCTAACTGATCGAATGAGTAATGCTCTGCGTCAGCATCCCTAGAGATAGGACCCCATACTTGCCATTGCTCTGCACCTGATGTCTTAGTCTTAACCCAACCAATTGTACCTCCACGTTTAAACTCAGTCTGGAATAATACATTGTCAGTATTATTATTAGGATAGATGCCAGTACCACTATCCC